TGAGACTTGTACCATTAAGTGCTGTACCACCCTGTGGACCTGCGATACTAGCATACTTTTCACGTGCCTGTCCTAACATAATTTTACAGTTTGCTAGAGTATAGTCTTTAATCCATTGTCCGGCATATGTATCATTGATGATCATAAAGTCTGGTTTTTCGTTATAGACCCAAAGTAATACTTGTTCTTCTCCTCTCGGACGTTGTGTAATTACAAGTTTATTATTTTGTGGAGACCAAGTAAAGTTAATATATGAACCAAACATTTTTCCAACTAGTTCTTGGTACTGAGCAAACATTTCGTATGTTGCTAGTCCGCCCATATTGGTCGAACTTAATAGGTATGTGTTTGTATATGCTAAATTGAAAGGTTCAAATACAGTTCCGCCTGTACCATTTCCTGTGCGTGATCCAACACTTCTACGGAAGATTTGTCGTACAGTTTGAATTTCTTTAGGAAGAATATATTCGTTGCGATTTTCTTCTAATGTTAAAAATGCGTAACTTTCTTCTACAGAATTTTCTGATCTTTGACGAAATACACCTAAAGAACGTTGTAATGCTGTTTCGTAGTGTTCAGGATCAAGTTCCACATCGATCATACCGTCACCTAGCATCGTACGGCAATAGTCGAAAACTTCTTGTTTAGCGGAATCAATATTACTCATATAAGTATTTATGCCTTGTGCAGAAAACGGTAAATACAAGTACTATGCCGAGACTTAGTTTATATCGCCCGGAAAAGGGCAACGATTACAAATTCATTGACAAGACTGCTTGGGAAATGTTCCAGGTGGGTGGTACCGATGTGCTTGTACACAAATATATAGGCCCTGATACTGCTATACAAGGAAATACACCTAGTACTCCTGAATATACTGGAGATGATAATCCTTTTAATATACAGGATATGCTGTTCTTAGAAAACAGAGATCGAAAATACGATCCAGATGTTTATATGTTAAGAGGCGTGTATAATGTAACCGACATCGACTTTAATCTTAGTCAATTTGGTTTATTCTTACAAAATGATACTATTTTTATTACTTTCCATATCAATGATACCGTAGAGAAGTTAGGCAGAAAGATTATGTCAGGTGATGTAATTGAATTACCTCACTTAAAAGACGAATATGCTCTTAATGATTTACAATTTGCTCTAAAACGTTTTTATGTTATTGAAGAAGTAAATCGTGCAGCAGAAGGTTTTAGTGTAACTTGGTATCCACACTTATATCGTGCAAAATGTAAGCCGCTAGTAGATGCACAAGAATACAAACAAATACTAGATGGTATTGCTGATGCAGAAAACTTTAAAGGTGCTTACAATGCTCAAAGTACTTACTTCCCGGATGATATTATTGAGTTTGGTGGTGTAAAATATACTGTAATCAAACAGGTTACCGGAGTTGAACCTCCAAATACTGAATACTATCGTATTGCTGATACACTACGTGAAGTTAGTAGCACATACGAAAAAGAAATGCAAATTACTCAAGCAATTCTTGATCAAGCAGAAGAAGATGCACCTAAGAGCGGTTATGATACTACAAAGTTCTATACTTTACAAGAAGATGAAGAAGGTAATACAGAACTTGTTACAGCAGACAGTGACGATTTATTAATACCATCAACAGACGAAAATGGTAATCCGTTGTTTGACGAAAACGGTGAACAAATTTATATGGCTGCTACAGCAGATACAGTATATAGATCACCAGAAGGAGATGCATATACAGGATACCTAACAGGTGACGGGGTTCCTGGAAATGGTGCTCCTTTCTCATCAGGTATTGCATTCCCATTAAATCCAATGGAAGGACAGTTTGCATTAAGAACAGATTACTTACCTAATAGATTATTCCGCTTTAACGGAACACGTTGGGTTAAGATGGAGGATAATGTAAGGATGACAATGAGTAATTTAGGTGGTAGCGATACATTAGATGGTGCAACATTTGAAGGCAAGGATGAAAGACAAACACAAAAAACTTCCTTCATTAACAACGATAAAACTAATACTATTGCTGGCAAGGATATTAAAGAGAAGCAGAGCTTATCTAAAGCATTGCGTCCAAAGGCTGACGAATAATGGATTTCTTTTACGACGGACAAATACGTAGATACGTTACACAGTTTATGCGTATCTTTATAGGTTTTAAATATGAAGCAGGTGACGGGGAGCAAAGATCTGTTCCTGTGATGTACGGTGATATGTCACGTCAAGTTGCTGACATCATCAAAGAAAATAGTGAAAATAAAATGCCAAGCGTTCCACGTGTTGCTTGTTATATTAGTTCTTTAGAAATGGATACTACACGTTTAAGTGATGCTACATTTACTAGTAAAATGCATATACGTGAACGTAAATGGGATACTGATAGTTCTGAGGTTGTTTATACAGGTGAGCAAGGAGCAAATTATACTGTTGAACGTTTAATGCCTACGCCATTTAAACTTCGTATGAAAGCAGATATATGGAGTTCAAATACTGATCAGAAGTTACAATTACTAGAACAAATTTTAGTTTTGTTTAATCCAGCATTAGAAATTCAAACAACAGACAACTACATCGATTGGACTAGTTTAAGTTCTATTTACTTGACTACATTAAACTTTACATCTCGCACTATTCCAGCAGGAACCGATAGTGATATAGATGTTTGTACTGTTGAGTTTGAAATGCCTGTATGGATTTCGCCACCTGCTAAAGTTAAAAAACTTGGAATCATTCAAACTATTATTGCTAATATCTTTACCGAAGATGGCGATGTACAAAGTCTCGAAGAAGCAGTTTACAATGAAAGAAAAGGAAATGCTCAAGTAAATGTAAATGCTCGATATCCAATATTATTGTTTAAATCTAACAACGGTCAAGATTACGATTATGATGTAACACTGGTTGATCCTTGGCAAGCAGTTGTTGATATGGGATTAGAAAAAGAATATAAAACAGGTAACAAAAAACTTGATTGGAATGTTATACTTGAAAAACTTGCTGGAGGTTGGACTGCATCTAGTTACGTTTACTTTAAACAACCTAACGGTTATGAAATGGCTGCAACATTTGCTGTTAATCCGGTAGATCCAAGTATTCTTGTTGTAACATTTGACCAAGATACTATTCCTACAAATACAAGTATAGATAGTAGTATCAGTGGTGTTGCTGCTAGAGGAACAATAGATGCTATTATTGATCCATTTAAGTTTAATCCTATAGATCATTGGGGCGGTGCAAGTAGTATACCTGAAGGAACACGATATCTACTGTTAGAAACAATAGGTGATCCTAATAATACAGACGGCCCAGAAGGTTGGAAAGGTTCAGACGGTAGCACACAAACATCATACGAATTGGTAGAAAACAGTATTGTAGAATGGGATGGTAGTAAATGGGTTGAAATATTTGATCCTGACAATGCAGACGATCCTACATACATACAAAATCTTAAAACTGGAATACAATACAAGTGGACTGACGGTCAATGGCTTAAATCGTTTGAAGGCGAATACGATTCCGGAATGTGGAGACTAGACTTAAATCCATAATAAGTACGATTATGCAAAAACGTGCTGGATTATTATTTCTTTCTAAATCAACAAGCAGAATACTTTTGATACTTGAAAAACAAAGGTGGACTGTTCCTACCTTTCAAAGAAAAGAAACTGTTCTCGCAGATGCACAACCTTTATTAGAAAGTTATAGTAACGGAAAAATTGTTCCAGTAGAACTATATCTATCCGAAGATAAAGGTTTCGAGTACAGTACATATGTTTGTTTGGTCGATCAAGAATTTTTACCTACAGAGACAGATACTGTTTGTTGGGCTAAAACATATGATTTACCCAGAAATCTACATACTGGGTTAAAAACTACATTAAATAATAACCTAATCAGAACAAAGATTGAAACTATATTGGAGTTAGAAAAAAATGATGTCAATTCTTAAATCGGAAAGATTTCAAAACGATAAACGTCAGTGGGAAGAAATGATTGAAGGGTTAACAAATCCTACTACGAAAAATGAAACCCAAAGAATGCTTACTGAGTTAATACAGGCTATTAAAAAACTTGATAGCAATCACGGTATAGCATCTATTGGCGGAGAACTAGCATCAAGAGTTGAAGATTCTAAAAACGATATTCTTTCGTTAAGAAAAAAATTAGATTCTCGCCTTAAAGACTATAGACGAAGTCAAGCACAACGTCCTGCAAAATAATTAAGCCTGCGCTTCACCCCAACGTAATAAGATATTAGCATTTGTATCATTACCTGATACTTTATAAATGTTAATCGCTAACACGTCAGGACCATTAGGGAATGTGCCTCTACCGCCTAATGTTGTAGTTGTTAATTCTTTCAACTGATTTAGGTCTAGTGTTGAACGTTCACCTGGTTGTGAAATTAAAGAGAATACAGTTTCACCTGGTTGTGCATAACTTGCAGCAGCAGTTGACATAACGATAGTATCAGTTCCACTTAGTGTTCCTGTACTAGGATTATTAAATCTTACTTCGTAGTAATCAGTAGTTCCAAAGTTTAATGGGCCAATCACAGTGTTAACAATAGTGCCTGCTGGGAAGTTAGTGTCTGAAGCATCAACTGCGGAACCTTGCAACACACCAGCCGCGTCCCAACTTGCTTGTGTTATGAATGTAGTGGTTGAGGTTGATCTTTGTGTTGTAAATGTAAATGACAGAGATAAAGATCCTGCACTATAGTCAGTGTTTTCGTTTGTAGCAACCTGATCAAACTCAACTCGATAATCGCCGCCATCTGGTTGTACCGCTATTACAGTTGCATTGTTAAATGGAGTAGTATTACATTTTGCACCTACTCTAATTCCGCTTGATGCATATGTTGCTGAAGAAATTAGAACAAAGTCATCTCTACCTCGACCTCTTGCATCAACTGTGTCTGCGTTTATTACTCCAGTAACTGTCATATCTGACTGTACGGTTATATTCGCTGTTGAAGGTCCTCCTGTTGCCCATACAATAGAACCACCCGATGCAACCTGTGCAAAACTAGGCTGACCACCTTGTGCAAGTGTTCCTAAACCTGACCAAGTAACGTCCCCTGGATTTGCAGGATAGTTTTGAGGATTAAGTACACCTTCAACGATAATACCACCTGTTACAGCACTTCCGCCGCTAGTACCATCTGAAGTTATTTCAATACCAGACAATAATAATTGTGCTCTGTTTAACAATTCACGTTCGCCTAAATCACCGGTTACAGCATTAGATACGCTAGGTGCCAATCTAATCAAGAATGCAGTTTGCTTTTCGGTACTAACAGTTATATTTGTTTCTGCATAGTTAAAGATGTATCCACGATCATCGTCAAACAAACCGTCGATCATATATGCAGAACCCCAGTGACTAATAATTGGACTTGCCGTACAACTTACTAGCACTGCACCTTGATTATCGTTATGCGATGCTGCGGCTCCTGCATCGTAACTTCTAGTTGCACCGCCTGCAAAGTTACTTAAACTTGCTCCGCGAATACAGCCTGTAATTTGATTAGTGGTATCATTCTTTCCACTATAAGAAATAAGTTCGTTGTCAACATATATAACACCTGAACTTGGGAAAGATGAAGTATCGTCTAATGTAATAGTAGTTTGCGAATCATTAACAGCACCGTTTAATCTAGATCTAGCATCTTCATTGAGTACTTCGTAACGTACAGGCAAGTTACCAGTACGCATATATGCTTC